CCTACCACTCGCCTGAAAGGCGCATAAACACTGGGTTTGTGTGTTTTGTGGATGTGGTGAGGTGTAGGGAAAGACATTACACCTCGTCGAAGACGCCAATACAACTAGGGGGTAGGCAGGGGGACATAGGGGGTTGTTGTTCTATTGCATTGCAACTCAAAATTTTCTCACAGAAAAGTTGCCAAATGGGTTCCCTAGGTTATAGGCACTTGTGCCTTATGAGCATACGAGTAAGTGTAAAGACGTTTACACGAGATAATTTAAGTGTACACTCGTCCCGAGAGGGACGTTAATATTAACGCAAGAAGGGAATATAATGACCGACATTGTATTAGGTGATATTGGTAGTGGTTATGATAGAAGTATAATCAATAACAATTTCACAATATTAGAGAATGTAGTAAATAACGACATACTACATCTAGAAGGAGGTAATAACATCCTCCGACAGAGTATTGATATGGATGATAATAACATCATCAACATCAATCAACTAAATGCCAACGAAGGTAATTTTGTTAGTAAGATTACAGTAGGTGGTACTGACTATGAAGTAACTCTACAAAACCTAGTGGCTGAAGCAGAAGCCGCAAGAGATGCTGCCCAAGTTAGTGAGACTAATGCGGCACAATCAGCTTCCGATGCTGCGGTTAGTGAAACCAATGCGTCCAATACACTGGATGAGTTCCAAGACCAGTACTGGGGAGCTTATGCAACAGAACCGGCATTGAGTCCGGTAGGTAATCCAGCTACAGCCGGTGACCTCTATTTCAATACTACTGATGCGTTGATGAAAGTTTATGATGCCGGTAGTATGACTTGGATTAATGCTAGTAGTTCGGTAAATGGTTTGAAGGAAGAAGCAACCTTCACTAACGTAGCAGGTCAAGACACCTTTGCATTCACCTATGACCCTAACTTTGTAGAAGCATTCTATAATGGTGCTAGGCTAGTTATTGGTGTAGATTATGATGCGTCTTCTGGGACACAAGTTGTCTTAACTACACCAGTTACTGATGCGGATGACTATGTAACCTTTGTAGCGTTTAACTCAGTTGAGTTTGCTGACTTTGGTACAGCAGCTTTTGCTGACTTAGGTACAGCCCCAACAGAAGTTCCTACTAATGCTGATTTAGGTACTGCTGCATATGCTGATGTACAAACCAGTCCTACAGATGCTACGGCAGGTGCCTTACTGGCTAATGGTTCGTGGGGTAATGGTGATCAAGCCCCCATAGTTTCAGACTTTAATGACGCATCCACAGGGGGTAAATGGCGTGCTAATGATGTCGCTTCCAACAGTCCTGATACGGGCACGTTCTTCACCATAGAAGTTATTGAATATAGTTCAGGGAATGTTTCACAGGTTGCTTTAGGTATTGCAGGCTCCATGGCAGGGGCTGTATATACAAGGTACTTTGACAATACTTGGTCAGACTGGCAACCTGTCTACACTGGGGCTAACTTAAACCCTAATGTGTTCGGGGGGGTTGCTAGCGTTCCAGCTTGTGAAGCCATACCTAGATCAGCCACCTCGGTATGGTTGAAGTGCCCTCATTCACTGAATAAGAATAGTCCGTCATTAAGTCTTGGGACGGGAACTATAAACATAGTGGATAATTTTTTTGTGAGTGTAGGCAGCTTTTCAGTTCCATCACTAAACATTATTACTGCTAATAATAAGTTTGTTTTATTGGAGGTTACCGGTCTTACAGGTGTGTTGCAGGATAGACCTTATTACGCAGTACCAACAACATCAGGCGCAACATGGGAGCTGGTTTAATGAAATTGATTGAACGTAAAAACGGTTTTTTTCATTTAGAGTTTAAAGAAGATGGTAAATTGATAAAAAGCGCACCTTTCGAAAAAGACTCAGACCAATGGAGTGAGTTAATTGAAGAAGGTTGTGAAGTTGAGTATCTACCACAAGCCGAAAAAGATGAATATCAAGCTCAACAAGATCGTGAATCTGTAATTATACAAATCACATCTCTAGAATCTAAACAAACTCCACGTAAATTACGTGAAGCTGCTTTAGGGGATGTTGAGGCCATTAAGTTCCTACAAGACTTAGAGAATGAAATAGCGGAGCTACGTAAACAATTATGATAGATAAGAGTAAGATGTTGGACAATAGGGGAAGACCTCTTACTCAGTCATTATTCCTTGAAAAGGGTTATACAGACTTCTCTGTATTCACCCTTAAGGAAGATGATTATGAGTATAAAGGTAAAGTTTATCCTTCCCTGAAGAAGCTCTACATTCAACATGAAGATCCAACTGAATATGATTTTGCAACTAAGTATTTACTAGGTTGGCAACATTGGAAGAAGATCACAGAGAATAGAGCTTTACTAGTAGAGATTGAACAATGGCGTGAAGAGCTTGAACTTAAGATTAGGTCACAAGCTGTTAAGGACATGATTGATCAATCTGTAGAGGGTGGTAGCTTCCAAGCTTCTAAATGGTTAGCTGATAGGGGCTGGGATAAGAAAGCTGCTGGTAGGCCTAACAAACAAGAAGCTAAGAAAGAACAGCGCATTAAAGAACAGATTAATGCAGAATTTGAAGAAGATAGTGCGAGGTTATTACAATGACACAAGCAAGAGATACAGGTGAATTAGTTAATGATGTAGGAACAGCAGCCTCTGCGGATGTGCAGACTAGTACTACAGATGTCACTGTAGGCAGAGTAGTAATCAACGGTGGTCATGGCCTTGGTGGGGATGGTGTAGCTGTTGATTGGAATGCACCTACAGCTAGTATATTGGCTGAGTCAAGCTTAAATTCTCCTATAGGTGGAACCAGTGTCCTTGGTGTAAATGTAAAATCTGGCACCACACAGTCAGCCTTTGTAGGTAGAAATGAAAGATTCTTTGGGAGAACCATAGAAGCCGGTGTGGTCCAGCCTTGGCATGAACTATATACAGGGGCTAATTTAAGTCCTAATGTGTTTGGAGGGGGTGGCTCCACTATTAGGATATTAGGGGTTGGTAGTGCTGTTAGCGCAACACTTGGTATTATATATCTACCAATAATGAGCTTATCACTTCCGTCTTCAATTAGTGTCACTGGAACATTTTCATTAAGAACCACTTCCGGATCAATAATAAAGACAGGTATACCTGCCTCTGATATATCTCTAGGAACGGCAGCATCAACAAGATATGCAAATATCCTTGTAGCAAATTTGTCTGGGCTTTCCATTGGAACAACCTACGAGCTGAGAAACGAGTCTATTGATGGAGAGATAGAGGTGAACTTCTAATGAAAAAACTAATTGAACACTTTGACGGTTGGCGTTGGCATGAAGGAAATACCTCTAGCGCACCATTTGAAAAAGACGGCGAGCAGTACACCTCTTTAATTGAAGAAGGGTGCGAGGTTGAGTATTTGCCACAATCTGAAAAAGACGCTTATAAAGCACAAGAATTACGTGAACAAACTAACCTAGAGGCAAGATCTTACTTATCCTCTACGGACTGGTACGTAACACGTAATGTTGAGACAGGGGAGCCTGTCCCACAGGATGTCCTAGTTAAGCGAGCAGAGGCTAGATTAAAGGTTATAAATGTCTGATCAAGATGATTGGTTAGAGGAAGCCAATCACAAGCTCAAGATTATGCCTGCAAAGGCTAGAGAGATTAGAGAGGCGGCTAAGGAGGACTTGTTCCTCTTTGCCCGTCTGGTAAACCCCGGTTATATGTACGGAAAAGTACATGAGGAGATATTCCGGTGGATGCAGGACTATTCTCTTTATGGGCAAGGTGAGTCACTAACCTCTAACAAACTAATAATGTTACCACGTGCTCATCTAAAGAGTCACATGGTAGCTACATGGTGTGCTTGGATTGTAACAAGACACCCAGAAGTAACAATGCTTTATGTCTCTGCAACAGCAGAACTAGCTATTACTCAGCTTTACGCTATTAAGAATATCTTAGGTAGTACTGTCTATCGTAGATACTTCCCTGAGTATATACACCCTCAAGAAGGTAAGCGTGAGAAATGGTCTTCCACTAAGATTAGTGTAGATCATGTTAAACGTTCTGAGGAAGGTACTCGTGACCCCACTATCGCTACAGCAGGCTTAACAACTAACACCACAGGTTGGCACGCAGATATTATATTGGCGGATGACTTAGTGGTTCCTGAGAATGCTTATACAGAAGATGGACGTGAGTCAGTTAGCAAGAAGGCCTCACAGTTCACTTCGATCAGGAATGCTGGTGGTTTTACAATGGCTTGTGGTACACGCTATCACCCAACTGATATATACGATACATGGAGAAATCAAATCTATGATGTGTATAACTCAGATGGAGTTAAAGTAGACCAAGCTAATGTATGGGACATTAAGGAATTTAAAGTTGAGACAGATAATATTTTCATCTGGCCTCGTGTTGTAAGGGATGATGGTAAAGCTTATGGCTTCGATCTACAAGTATTGGCTCGTATTGGGGCTGAGTATTCTGACAGGGTGCAGTTCTTTGCGCAATACTACAACGACCCTAACGATCCATCCTCTGACCGCATCAGTAGGGACAAGTTCCAGTATTATGATGTACGAAAGCTCAGGAAAGAGGGAAGTAAGTGGTTTTATTCTGGACGTAAGCTTAACATATACGCCGCAGTAGACTTTGCATTTAGTTTAAGTAAAGCTGCTGACTATACAGCTATTGTTGTTATTGGTGTTGACTGTGACAATAACGTTTATGTATTAGATATTGATAGATTCAAATCTGATAAAACCTTGGAATACTTTAAGCATATCAAAACATTACATTCCAAATGGGTCTTCTCTAAGCTCCGTGCTGAGGTGACAGTAGCCCAGAAGGTAATTGTTAATGCAATTAAAGATTATGTCCGTAAGGATGGTTTGAGGCTGTCTGTGGATGAGTTCAGGCCCTCTAGAGCTGAAGGTACTAAGGGAGAACGTATTGCGGCTGCATTAGAGCACAGATATGATAACTTAGAAGTGTGGCACCAAGAAGGTGGTTGGACTAATGTTCTTGAGGAAGAGTTAATAAAAGCTCGTCCTGCACACGATGACTGTAAGGATGCTCTAGCATCAGCAGTTGAAATTGCCGTTCCCCCTGCTAAGAGTATGGGAACTGCTATGAAGGACTTTTTTATGAATGATAAACCTAAGAGTAGGTTTGGAGGAAGATTTTAATGTCGGACAAGGTAGCCGAGTTAACAAGCCTGCTTCAACAGGATGATCAAAGCCAATGGGTTACATACCTGTGGGACAAGTTTAATAGGCAACGTCAGGGTAAGGTACAGGAGTGGTTAGAACTACGTGACTACGTATTCGCTACAGATACCACTACTACAACTAACCAGACATTGCCATGGAAGAATACAACCACTACACCTAAACTATGTCAGATTAGGGATAACTTACACTCTAACTACATCAGTTCATTATTCCCTAATGATAACTGGTTGCGTTGGATGGGTTATTCCCAAGAAGATAGTGTACGTGCTAAGAGGGACGCAATACAGACTTACATGAGCAATAAGGCTCGTGAAGGACGTGTACGTACTGAGTTCTCTAAATTGGTATATGACTATATTGACTATGGTAATGCGTTCTGTACAGTTGATTTTGAAGCTAATTACAAAGAGACTGAAGATGGTGAACTAATCCCAGATTATGTTGGTCCAGTTCCTGTACGTATCAGTCCTTTAGATGTGGTATTCAACCCACTAGCAACCAGCTTCCAAGATAGCTTTAAGATTATACGTTCTGTTAAAACCATAGGTGAACTTAAGAAGCTGGCTCAAACTAATCCAGATCAAGCCTTCTGGGGCCCTGTAGTAGAGCGTAGGGAGAACTTCCGTAACAACGTAGGTGGTTACACAGTAGAAGACTTTGATAAGGCTACAGGCTATTCTGTGGACGGATTTGGTAATATGCATGAATACTACCAATCTGACTTTGTTGAAATTCTAGAGTTCTATGGGGACTATCATAATCAATCTACAGGTGAGTTACACACCAACCGCATCCTAACTATTGCTGATCGTTCCCTTATTGTACGCGATGAACAGATTCCTAGTTGGACTGGTGGTGCTCCTATCTATCATGTAGGTTGGCGTTCTCGTCCAGATAATCTATGGTCTATGGGCCCTCTAGATAATCTAGTTGGTATGCAATATCGTATTGATCATCTAGAGAATCTTAAAGCTGATGCTATGGATCTTCTTGTACACCCACCACTTGTAGTTGCAGGTGAGGTTGAGGAGTTCTCATACGGCCCTGGAGAGACAATCCAGATTGATGAAGCTGGTAGTGTATCTGAAGTAACTAAGAGCTTACAGGGCGTTATAGCAGCCACACAAGACATCCAGATTATTGAAGATAAGATGGAACTTATGGCAGGCGCACCAAGGGAAGCTATGGGTATCCGTACTCCCGGTGAGAAGACAGCCTTTGAGGTAGGTCAATTACAGAATGCAGCAGGTCGTATTTTCCAAGAGAAGATCACCCACTTCGAGATTGAACTACTAGAACCTACTATGAACTCTATGCTAGAGGTAGCTAAGCGTAACATGGAAGGTACTGATGTAATCCGTGTTATGGATAACTCACTAGGCGTAGAACAGTTTGTAACGGTCACTAAGGAAGATATTACAGCTAATGGTAAGTTACGCCCAGTAGGTGCTAGACACTTCGGACAGCAAGCTCAAGACCTCCAGAACGTCATTGGTATCTTCAATTCACCAATAGGTCAAATGATTGCACCGCATACCAGCGCATTAGCATTAACTAAGTTTGTAGATGATGTTACTAACCTTAAGGGTTATGAGATCTTCAAGCCTAACATTGCTGTAGAAGAACAACAACAGACGCAATCAGCAGTTAATGCCGCACAAGAGGACTTAGCTGTAGAACAATCTGTAGATATTGGAGATATTCCTACATAATGAAAAAGTCTTGGATTAATGATTTAGATCCACAGGCTGAGAAGGATATGAGGGGAGTGTTTATCACCTCCCTCCTCCTTCGACAACGCCTAAGCGAGTTACTAAGTAAGAAAATTGATGCGTCTAATGCAGCTAATCGTTCTAAGAACGCCTATGAAAACCCTAATTGGGCCTTAGTTCAGGCGGATCAGAGAGGCTATGAACGTGCGATGCACGAGATTATAGAATTAATTAAATAATTTAGGGGACTAAAGTCCTTAAAAAGTATATATTACTTACGTAAAGAGTTAATAAGAAATAACGTAGTTATAGTAAAGACGAAGTCGAAGTGATTAACGACTGGAGTAAGTATAACTACTATAGTATATAAGAATATAGGAAGAATACATGACAGACCAGTCAGTGTTTGGTAATCCAGATGATAATTCGGGCCAACCAGCCCAGCAACAGCCAGCTCAATCTAGCCCATTTGCAGACCAGCTATCAGGGATTAAGAATGAAGAAGGCAAACAGAAATACGACACCATCGAGAAAGCACTAGAAGGCTTATCTAATGCACAAAGCTACATTCCGCAATTAAAGGATCAGGTATCCACTCAAGAGGCGGAGATTAATAGGCTTAAAGCACAGTTAGACCAACGCGAATCAGTCGAAGAAGTCGTATCTCGGTTAGCTGCTCCTCAGCAGCCTTCACAGGAACCTCAGTTAACCTCTCAGGTACCTTCAGGCCTTACAGAAGAACAGGTAACACAGATCGTACAAAATACTTTTGTACAAAACCAACAACAGCAAGTAGAAGTCACTAATAAAACTAAAGTGAATTCTGAATTGATTGCTAAGTTTGGTGAAAAAGCTGGTGAGGTAGTAAATGAGAAGGCTAAGTCCCTCAATACAACTCCTCAACAACTAGAGCAAATGGCGGCTACGAATCCTGATATGGTTCTGGCCTTATTTAATTCAAGCACCAACACAAGCGTTAAACCTTCGACTGGTAGCATTAATATTCAACCTTCTAACCAAGGTGAACCTGAGCCCTTACAACCCCCTGAGAAGTCTCTGCTATCTGGAGCCACAGGAAAGGATCAAAAGGATTATATGCTTAAGATTAAAGAAGAAGTTTACCGTAAGTATGGTGTAGTCCAATAGGTAAAACATGCAATTAACTAGTAATACTCGTGCGTTTATTGAAGCAGAGGAATACTCAACCTTCATTCTATTAAACCTACATGATGGTTTACTACCGGGAACCTTCTACCGTGATGTTAAAGACTTCGGTTCTGGTGATACCCTACATATTAAAACTGTTGGTACAGTAACTCTGCAAGAAGCTGCGGAAGATACTCCACTAACTTATAACCCAATTGAAACTGGTGAGATTACTTTCCAAATCACTGAATATAAAGGTGATGCTTGGTATGTAACTGATGATCTACGTGAAGATGGTACAGACATTGACCGTCTAATGGCAGAACGCTCCGCAGAATCTACTCGTGCTATTCAAGAGACTTTCGAGTCAGACTTCTTGAAGACTGGTGCAGTATATTACGCAACTGGTGGTGCAGGTGCAGGTTCTCCTAACCTAATCAACAGTCAGCCTCACTTGATTCCATCAACGGCAACTAACAACGTATTTGAACTAGCTCAGCTTGTTCAAGCACGTCTATCTTTCACCAAAGCTAACGTACCTGATGCAGGTCGTGTGTTCATCTGTGACCCTGTAGTTGAAGCTACCCTTAATAGCTTAGTAACTATCACTCACGATGTAACTGATTTTGGTAAGCGTATTCTTGAAGAAGGTATGGCACGTGGTCAACGATTCATTATGAATCTATATGGCTTCGATATCATCACTTCTAACCGCTTGCACGTAGCTGACTACTCAGATGGCACAACTGCTATCTCTGGTGGTGTTGGTAACCTAGCGATGTGTATCCTAGACGACCAATGTAAGCCTATCATGGGTGCATGGCGTCGTATGCCGAAAGCTGAAGGTGAGCGTAACAAAGATCGTGCTCGTGATGAGTTCGTAGTTCGTGCTCGTTATGGTCTTGGTATCCAGCGTTTAGATACTATGGCTTGTCTACCAACTAACGCAACTGTAATTGCTTAATAGGAGATTTTAATGAGCTATGAAGATTCAGCGGGCCTTAATGTAAACAACCATTACGGCTCTCGTGACTCAGGTGGTACACAGGGTGTTTACAAGACAGAAGGTTATGAAGGTGAGTTCACCTATAACCTAGATGGTGATAACCTAAATGTACTTTTCCCACGTAATGTGGAAGTTATTGGTGTTGATGAGACATTCGTAACTGGTAACGTTACTGCTCTGACAGTAGGTGGTGTCGATGTTATCGGTGCTACTGAAGCAGCTCCTGTAGGTATTGTCCCAGCTAACACTGGTGTACTAACTCAGACAGGTGGTTCAGCAGGATACATCGTAGTTAAGTTTAAAGTTGCACCAGCAGGTGTTACTGTAGCGTAACCTTAAGGGTCAGTCAGTTTTTCTGGCTGGCCTTTTTTATTATCTGGAGATAGTAAATGACAATAGAGCATCAAGACATTGCAGATGCTAACAGGCATGAACCTAGAGGTGCAGATGCTGCGACATCAGGTCATGTACTGACTTCTAATGGTGACACCACTACCTCTTTCCAAGACCCAAACACCTTAGTCGATGTAGGTAACCTTCAGTATGAGAGGGTATTAACTGCGTTTAGTACTGCCACCTCCCAAGAGCCTACGGGAACAGACACTCCATTACAAGTAGAATTTGGTAACGCCCAAGGCACTGTATCAGATCCAGTCATGATTGATAACTTAGGTAATGTGACCTTTAATGAAGCTGGTTCTTACATTATTAGGGTTGTGTTACAGTATGGTAGGACAGGTAGTGCATCACAAGCAGACTTACATGCTAGGGGTTTAATCAATGGTGTACAAAATGGTAACTCAGTAAGCGCGTCTGTGGATACAGCGGGTGTATTAATTGCCAGTGCTTTTACCTCTAACGCTAATATCCCTGCTGGAGCTATATTTACATATGAGATTATCAGGGATAGTTCAGGAGCTAACGCAGGGGGTTTATTCTCCTCTACACCTACAGTAGGTTGGAATATATCACCTACAGCGTCTTTGGCAGTTGATAGGATTATAGCAGCATGAGGATGACCTTATTAGAGTTAGTTCAGGATATCCTTAATGACATGGATTCTGATGAGGTAAATAGTATAGACGATACTATGGAGTCTGTACAGGTTGCTCAAATAGTTAAGTCTACATACTTTGCTATGATGAGTAATCGTAATTGGCCTCATCTAAATAGACCTATTCAATTACTTGGTAGTACTAATGTAAACCTACCAACACATATGAAAATTGTTGAGGATGTTAAAGAATTAGCATTCATTAACTACGATAAAAGTAAGTTAGACAATACCTCTAAAAATTATGAGAGGATGCGTTGGCTAGAGCCAGATGACTTCTTAAGAGTGTTAAACCGTAGACGCAGTGATGTGGATTGGGTTGACACTGTAACAGACCCTTCTGGTATTGAACTATTCATTGCCAATAACACTGGTCCAACTTACTATACATCTTTCGATGACGAAACAATAGTCTTTGACAGCTTTGACAATGTACTAGAAGCTACCCTACAAGGTAACAAAGTGCAGGCTCAAGCTTACTTAATGCCTGAATGGCAACAAGTAGATAGTCATATACCAGACTTACCAGCAGAGGCTTTTACTGCATTACTAGAGGAAGCTAAAAGTAGAGCATTCTCTAAGTTAAAACAAATGCCTGACAACAAGGCAGAGCAGGAAGCCCAAAGACAACAACGTTGGCTCTCTCAGAAAGCTTGGAGAGTTAAAGGTGGGGTTAAGTACCCAGACTTTGGTAGGCGTGGTAGGAAGTATCACAGAGACGTAACATTCAGGGTAAATAAATGATTGTAGAATATAAAGGATACCAAATCGTAGGTGATGGTACATTTGGTTTTAAAGAGATTAAGCCTACTGGTAAAGGTAGTGTACATCTAGAATTACGTGGTAGTTATACCACTTCCAAACAAGCTGAGCTGGCTATTGACCGTCACCTAGCTAAAGAAGCTGCTAAGCCTAAGAAAGGAGCAGTAAAGGATGCCGAGAACAAGTAGTCCATTAGAGTTTAATTCCTTCTCTAAAGGTTTGATTACAGACGCTAGTCCTTTAAATATGATTCCTGATAGTGCCATTGAAATGGTAAATATGAATCTATTTAAGGACGGGTCTGTACACCGAAGACTAGGGATGGCTAAGATAGATGTCCATCAGACTTACTTTGGCGAAGGTGATATAAATCAATACTACGACACTTTTGAAACACTAAGGAATACTGACCTTAAAGTTTTAAATATAGAGTTGTGGGAAGGAGTTGGCGATAGGGGGGATGTAAACTTATTAATCCTCTTTATGAACGATGATTTTGGTAGCACTATAGTTGGTAAGATAAAGTTAGCTGTATACAAGGTTACTAGCTCTGGCTTAGTTCCAGTTCAAGATCAACCTAACATAAGTTTACCCTACGACACATTTGTGCGTTCCCCTGCTAAGCAATTCGGTAAGAAAATGTTATTAGCAGGTGCCCCAAGCTCAGTATCTGGGGGATTGGTTAAAGATTATTTATCTGTGTTAGAGTATGATGAGTCCACCGATTCAGTGGATTTAGTACATAGTACGAACCTTAGGGTAAGGGATTTTTGGGGCTTAAAAGCTATAGATCCTACATCAGGAGACGACCTAACTGAGGGTCAAAACTTACATATTAGGCCCTCTGTAACACCTCCATTTGATGATAATGATAAGATGTATCTTTATAATCTGCGTAATCAAGGCTTTGGTAGAGCTTGCTTAGCTGAAGGTGGAAGCACTAAGATAGATCCTGTGGGTTACTATCAAGGACTTACAGAGTCTGGAGGTAAGGTACCTGCATTGGCTGATAAGTTTAACAACTTCTATTACGCTAATGCTGCTGAACCTACCTACCCTACTGCGGATAGATTTCATGGCATAGTTATGTCACAAGAAATTCCAACCAATGATAGGGCTCCTATGGGGTCTGCTATTATTAGATTGTTTGACCGACAGGAATCTAGGAAGGATTTTCTTGATAAGATATTTGATGAATCAATCTCTGGAAGTTGGTATGGATCTCCTACTAGTTCACCCTTCCCTTCTGACAAAGCCATTTCTGGTGAGCGTGTTGGCATTATGGAATATTATGCTGGACGTATGTGGTATGGAGGATTTTTAGGTGACTTAACTGGACCACAAGCTGATTTTGATGGCGCACCTAAACTTGAAAATACTATTTTCTTCAGTCAATTGATTAGAAGGGATAGTGATGTAGGTAAGTGCTATCAAGAGGGTGATCCCACTGGTGTTAGTAATCCAGATTTAGTCGCAACTGATGGTGGTTTTATTCCTATTAATGAGGCTAGAAACTTAACTGAACTCAAGGCTTATAAAGACTCTCTCTTAATCTTTTCTGATCAAGGGGTGTGGGCAGTAAGGCCAGTATCTGATAGTGGATTTACAGCTACCAGTTACCAAGTGGTTAAGATCACAAGTAAACCAGCCCCTTACCAAGGTAGTATTGTTGATACAGGTGATACCATCTTATTCTTGAATAATGAAGGTGTTAACGCTATCCAGTACAACCAGTTAGGTGATTTGGAACATGTGTTAATCTCTGAAGATATCTTAGATGACTACTTCAGTAATATATCTCCACTAGATCTAAGCAATGCTAAAGGTGATTCCTCTAGGGTTAATCGTAAGGTTGAATGGGTTATACCTGAGGTAGAGTCTACTAGGATATTGTCTCTGGACTTAACCTTAGGCGCGTACACTCAGAAAGTAGTTGAGGGTAATCTGACGCAGAACGAAGTGCAAGTCTTATCAGTGGTAGCCTTACCCCCTGATGCGATAGGTAGTATAGAAGAGCAAGTTGTGGTAGGTGTTGATGATGTAATTGTAGCAGGTGATCCTGTTATAATCTCTAGTCAAGTGCCGGGAGCATCTGATATTGACTTCTTATATCTAATAGGTCAGACTTATCAAACAGGTTTTGCTAGTCGTATACAGTATGGATTTGCCACGGAATCAGATCAAACCTTTACGGACTGGGCTATATTCCCTTATGCAACCTTCGGAGGAACTGACCCAGTTTGGACTGCCCCAACACCTACAGACGCAGAAGGATACTTTGTCACTTCATACCTAACAGGTGGGGACACATTGCGTAATAAGCAAGTACCTTACTTAGTCACTCTGCTTAATAAGACTGAATCAGGTTTTGTTGATGTTGGTGGTGACCTACAACCAGTTAACCCATCCTCTTGTCTCGTACAAGCTAGATGGAATTGGACTAATTCAGATAGGTCAGGTAAGTGGGGAAGAGAATTCCAAGCTTACAGGCATCGTAGGTTCTATATGCCAACTGGATCTGGGGATGGTTTTGATGATGGTAACAGTGTAGTTACAACTAAGAATAAACTTAGGGGTGGTGGTAAATCTTTATCATTGCGCATGAAGACAGAGCCACTTAAAGACTTCCAAGTTCTTGGTTGGTCTATGGTGATGGGAGTTAATAGTAATGTTTGATATAGTAGTCTTGGATGACCCTCGTAGTATCAAAGCTTGTTTCTATTTAGGTAAGGATCATTATGAGGAAGTGGAGAAGGAATTCTCCAACCTCCCTTACCAAGTTAATTGGCCTATGGTTGAGAAGCTTATAGAGACTAAATGCCTAAGTGTTGTAGCTGCTTTTGATGGACTGTCTTTAATAGGCTATGTTGGTAATCTGATATCACCTGATGTGTATTCAAAGGCTGTAAAAGCTAGTGAGTTAGGTATGTACGTTAAAGAATCCTACAGGAATCAAGGCGTACTAAGGTTAATGTTAGAGAAGTCAGAAGAAGAGCTTATTAAACTAGGTGTTACTTCTCACTACATTGTATTTAAAGAGGGGCATGAGCATAATGTCCCCGATGGGTTTGTTAAAACCGAAACCACTTATATGAAATTATTGGAGGGTTAAATGGCAGGTGCAGTAGGAGCAACCCTTGTAGGGGGTACCCTCGGATTAGGTATCTATGAGTCTGAAGAGGCTAAGAAAGATGCTAGGAGGGCCGCAAGGGCTAGTGAAAGAGCTAATCAAATACAAACAGCCCAAGGTCAAATTCAAGATATTAATAGGCGTAGACAGAATATTAGGGAAGAACGTGTAAGAAAAGCCCAGATTCTACAAGCCTCTCAAAACTTAGGTGTTGCTGGTGGTTCAGGTGAAGCTGGATCTACAGGGGCATTGAGTACTTTAACTTCCGCAAGGAATGCAGGTATTCGTGGTGGACAGAGTGCAGCTTTATCAATATCTAATTTACGCAACGAAGCAGCTAGAGCTATGGTAAGAAGTCAGGAACATCAATTCACTAGTGATTTGAGTTTCCAACTTACCAGCCAAGCCTTTAGTGCATTTGCAGGAGGAGCCGGTTAGTGGCAGTTAATGAAGATGTTACATTAGCTGATATCAGCGATGATTCAGCCGGTGTTACCTTGCAAGATATTAATGGGGACGTTAAATCTAACGTCCTTGTTAATAACAAACAATCAAATATAAATGCAGCAGCTCAAGCCTCTATAATGACAGATGATCCTGCATTAGTAGAGGAAAACTATAGGATAGTAAACTCTGAGCTGGATGAGGATTTACAATCAGATGCAGCAAAGAATCTAGTAGAACTTGTAAAAGCTAGGTCAATGGCTAGTGCTAGGTCAGAGCTAATTAAGTTCTTAGCTGACCCACAGTATTCAGATCAAGAGAAAGAAGCCGCTGCTAACACTGTATTAAATCCAGATTCCCCTATGTATAACCCTCAGAACTTAATTGCCACTGAGTCCACTATTGCGGATGAAGGGGATGTAGAGTTTGAGGAAAGGGAATTTACTCGTATTAACGCTTCAGATGTTATATTTGAAGTGCAACAATTTAAGAAAGCAAAACAACAATTATTAACTCAAGCTGTAGCAGGTAGTGATACTGACACCCTTACAGCTACTGGGGATTTCCTCACATCCATAACTCCTTTCATGGAGCCAGCTATGGCCTCTAAGATTAGCACTGCATTTGAAGGTGAGTTTGAAGTATCAGACTTCCTGTTATTAGGTAGTGCTAAGAAAGAGATTATTGAGGCAATCAATAATGCCCCTAAAGATGAACAGTTAAACATCATTGAAAACTTAATTGAGGTTGTTAATAAGAATTCCTCAGTGGTGATGCAAGACCCTAATGACTTTGCTAGGGTTAACTTCTTACGTACATTCTTAGAGGATGGTTATTACGAAGATAGTGATGTATGGTTAGATAACGTTGTATCTGTATTAGATATGACTATCCTAGGAGGCCCTATAGCTTCCGGTGTGAGGTTTTTCCGTAAAGGTAGTAAGGCAGTAGGGGATGTAGCTTCAAATGCCTCCAGAGACGCTGCTAGAAGCTTTGTGAAGCCTTCTTCAGTTAGCCAGGTAGTGAAGGATACTAACGTAGGTAAAGCTCGTGCTATGCACGAAACAGCAGCTCTAGATGAATCTGGTGAAGCAGCAGAAGCTTTATATGGGGCATCAAGGGAAGAAGCTGTAGCCAATGATATATTACCAGAGATTGGTAAGACTGATGCTAGTGTAAATAATAAGGTTGGTAATCCTGATCTTAATATTGTAGAGCTAGCTGATGAGAGTGGTGCTATCCACTACACAGAATTTGAGAAGCAACAACTAAGAGCTGACGCTAAGAATAAGTTAGTTCAAGTTAATGCTATGACCCCACGTTCTGAAATGTTTAACGTTGAAGCTGTAGCTGATGGTGTTAAAGTTAAGGCTGTGTATGGACCTACTCAAGGTGGTGTATCTAACGCACAAGAAGCTTTAGATATGGCCGAGTGGGCTTTACGTGACTTTGGTGCTTCAGAAGATACCCTGACATTATTACGTAGGGATGGTGATGAGTATGTACCTACAACTAAAGCTGAGTTTGATGCGTTAGTTAAGGTTGGGGATATTGACCCTACTAAAGTTGATGTTAATCCAGACTTTATGGTTCAACTAAACTACGACTATAAGTTTAATCCGATGGATGTAAACCAATGGTCTGAGTTAGATGTTAAGTATAACCTATTTGATCGTATTGGTTCTTCAACTAATATGAATGGATTGGCTTCTACTTTCAGTAGTATTCAACGTTATGCCTTAGATCCACAGTCTATGCTTGATGGTCATTTAACCTTAGCAGCTAACACTGCTGTTGACCAAGCTGCTGGATTGGAGAGTGCTTTATTAGATTTAGGTAAGGGCTTTGCTGATGGTTTTATGAAGGTTGACAAGGGTAGACAACAAATCCTTGAAGATATCATTAAAGAACAAAACCATAAAGGTAGGGTATTAAACCATAATGAATTAACCGCACAAGGTATTACACCAGCAGAACAACAAGTATTACGTGATTGGAAATCTTATTGGGATACTACGTACTCTCTAGAGAATAGGGATATGATTCGTAGCTTAACAAATAAAGGTTTCAAAGAGTTTATTGACAAGCAATCTGATACACGTCTATTTGTTAAACCATTGAGTAAGCAGAATGCTACACCAGCTAATGTGTATGATCAGAAGACAGGTGAATTAAGGTCTATTGACCAAGCTGTTATTGATGACTTATACGCTAAGGGTGGTGCACTAGCTCAACTTAAAGATCCAATTAATGTAGCAGGTACACAAGCTAGGCATATACTAGTTGAGAATGCACAAGATGGATCTTACCTACGTGCGTTAAACGATGATAGTAAAGTGTTACATTATCGTGAAGGTTATTATACTGTTAACTATACTGACCCTAAGTTTGTAGTACAAAGGGTTAAAGATAGTAATGGTAACTTCTTGTATAACCAAGCTATTGCTACAGCAGGTGATAACAAGGACGCAGAGAAACTTATTGCACGTTTCAAAGCTAATGATGCTGAAGGTGAATACTTCTGGCGTGATGATCTAAAAGGTGCTGATGTATCTAAGGATGATCGTTGGGATGTAGCAATGAATACTGGACGTAGTGTACAGCGTGCTCGTGGACAACGTTTAGGTGGGGAGCCTAGTGGGGGTATAGATCCTTCTCAGGCCCCTATTCTTGGCCCAGTGGATAGTATGATATTATCTGCACGTTCTACATCTAATCGAGTTAAGATGCGTGACTTCCTAGAAACTTCTAAGCAACGTTTCATGTCACAGTATCCAGAGTTTCTTCCTAAGAATGATATTGGATCTCGTACTTTCCCTAATGAAATTAAGGATGTACAATATCGTGGAGAAGGTCAGCAGAATAATAAACGTCTAGCCGATGCCCGTACAACTTGGGAGTACATTAACTATATTGAGAATGGTTACATCAACGCAATAGATGATGGATATAAAGCTACCATGAAAGGTATCTCCAACATCTTAGGTAATGCAGGTGCAACTAAACTTGGTAAAGGTGCTCAATGGTTAGCTGATGCTCGTGGACCTAGTGCTATGGGTAAGAACTTAGCATTCAACATGTACTTGGCAACCAACCCATTACGTCAGCTTATTGTACAAAGTCATCAGGCAGTTCAGCTTACAGCTAACTTCCCTAAATATGTAGCAAGTGCTAGGGCTCCTCTGGAGACTATTGTATTAACTACTTTCCAAATGGGGGGTAAGCCAAACAAGGTGATGTTGGATAGTTTAGGTATGTCAGCTAAGGAAGCTGAAGATATGTTTAAACAATTCAAACGTTCTGGTCTTGTAGCCTCTATTGATAAACAAAACCTAGTACGTGGTGCATTGGCTGATATGGCGGATGAAGTGGCTAAGAAGGATTTCAAACCCTTGACACTAGTTCGTAAGTTTGGTTTTGATGCTGGTGAGAACTTTAACATGATGACAGCTTGGTTAGCTCATAGGTATAAGGCTATTGATGATGGCCTTGATATGAGTGATTTAGCTGTGCAAGATCGTGTTAGTGCGTTAGCTCGTAACTACACTTACAACATGAATGCTGCTGGTGACTTAAAGTATAATCAGGATAGCTTAGCTGCTGTATTCCAGTTTATGCAAGTTCCTCATAAAGCTATGACTCAGATGACGTTTAACCGTAATCTAACTAAAGGCCAGAAAGCTAGGTTAGCTGGGTTTAACGCATTGATGTATACCCTACCTCCTGCGGCTATGTATGAGCTTTATTCTTCAATGGGTATTGATCTGCCAGAGGATCCAGTTATTAGGGACGCAGTAGTTCAAGGTTTAGAAGGTGTTATGTTTAATGCTCTACTAAATCAAACTATGGGTGAAGGTAGTACAGACTTTAGTGGTTTATCCCCTGTAGATATGTATGGTACTTATGAATTTATACATAACCTATTTACTACAGATATTGGAACCACTATAGCATCTACACCTTCTGGTCAGTTATTCTTTGGTAATAACCCAAGGTTAACTAACTTTGCTAAGACTGGTGCTAGGTACTTTAACTTAATAGAAGATCATCAAGAAACTCCAACTACACTCAAGATGGTAATGGAAGACTTCCTTAAACTATCTTCTGGTATGTCTAATGCGTTTAAAGCATTACATAAAAACGAAGCTAGTAAGAAGGTTGATAGTCTAGAATTACCAGTAACTGAGCGTGAAGCTTTCATGGCTGTGTTTGGTTTTGGCACTAACACTGAAGCTGCGGCTAGGTGGAATAGTAATAAGACATATACAGAGTCTAAGGAGCTTAAGAATGACGTCAAGGAGTGGTATGGTTCGTACAAGAAGCAATTGTTACGAGATGGTATTACCCCAGAGGAGCGTGATTACACCGTCAGGACGTTCAATGAAGCTTGGCGTGTATGGAGTGGTGAAGCTGATTATGTTGCCCGAGAAGAGTTATCGAAGTTAATCAAGCGTGATCTGCAAAGTAAGGATATGAGGTTGTTTAATAGTGTTATGAGAGCTTCTGGTTATACAACTAACAATGATTTCAAATTGTTAATTGATACTTTACCAGAGAGTGATAAATATCTTAAACAACAACTAGAAGAAATTTTAGAATTTTCAAAAAGGTATAAAGAAGAATAATGGCTGTATTTGATACAAGCAACGTAGGTCAAATAGGTCAGACAGCAGTCTCCCCCACTTCGGGGGTGGCTGACAAGTCTAGCCTAATAGGCCAAAAGACAGTGGGCAACCTGATTGGTTTAGGTGTTGATATTGCTCAGGACGTAACTGCAAGGCGTGCTCAAGCTGCTGTTAACGCAGGTAAGAACTCTTTTGCCCAACAACAACTAGTAATATCTGATGCTGTAGAACGTGGTGAATTATCTTCTCAGGAAGGTAGACGTAAGATGCGTCAGAATGTAACCCAAGCTTTAGCTGCTGGTATGAGCTTTGATGACCTCAAGGAAGTGCAGAGTGGTATTATGTCCACTGCTGGCTTTGGTAAGGTTGTAGCTGAAGGTACGCAGGAAGAGCAAGATAGGATTAAGTTTGAATCTGATGCTGTAGACGCAGGTTATGTTACAACTACAATGACTCCCGTACAAAGGGATGAAGCTGTAGAGATGTACCGTACTAACTTAGTTGCTAGGGAGCAGCTTAAAGACTCCACAGCTCAGCTAGGTTTCCAATCTGCACAATTAGATTATCAACGTAAGATACGCAGGAATAATGCTGAACTTGCTGTAGGTAACCTAGGGGCTACACAATACTATAAGCTTAACAATGAGTTCAGTGATGTAGCAACTGGTGTAGCCGATGGTACTTACACTAAGGAGCAAGGCTTACAACTTATGCGTGAAAAACTAGCTCCTACTATCTCCACATTAAATCAAGTAGGTGCTGAGTCTGGTGAAGTGTTGACTAATATGTCACAACCAATCCTAGATATGGCTCAACGCTATGAAGACCAAATCACTGGTAAGATTAGTATGGAAGTGTTGAAGGCTGAGATTGATAAGAATCAAACTGTACAAACAGCAATGATTCTATCTAATCCACGTGTATCACGTGCAGCAGCAACTTCTAACATCTTCGGACATGCTATTAGTATTCGTACTGAGGTTGAAGCTGCAGCTATTGGAGCCATTACTACGAATACTAATTCAGGAGGTACTGGTAAAACTGCTGACTTATTCCCAGCAGATCAACAAGATGCTAAGACTGTAGGTCAATACTTTGACTTCATGAAAGATAACATCAAACAAATGGATAAGTCACTAGAACCTGAAGCACATAAGATTAATATGGACCAACAGGTTCAATCCATCTTAGAGGGTGTTGGTGATCATTCTGGTGGTGTTAAAAACATTAAGGAATACAACCAGACTATTGAGTTCTTAGCTTCCCCTGAAATGGGAGCTTATGTATCACAGACAGGCGGTGTACCAGCAGAAGCTGCTGATGATGCCAAGCTTGTAATACGTACTCAGTATGAAGATGTAGTTATCCCTATGTTGCGTGAAGAGTATGAAACTTCTAGCTTAGGTGGGGCTGTAGAGGTTAATGGTGAGACTGCTGTTAATGCTCGTACAGAAGACCTCATAGAACCCGTCTTTACGGGCGCAGGAGTGTCTTTCCAACCGAAGGAAGGGGTTAGGTTAGGTAGGGGTGCTACACAGGCTCTACGCTCTCTTAACGCTAAGGTAACACCAAGTCTTAATAGGTTTATTCGTATGACTGCTCACCTGAATGGTAACAGAGATTATAAGAAATCTTATGAGGATAATTATTTAGGAATCTTTGGGGTAGAGTTAAATGACCAAGCTGAGTAATAACTTTAGTAGAAGTGAATTCAAGTGTAACTGCGGAGAGTGTGATTATGACACAGTTGATGCAGAACTTGTAAAGGTTTTACAGGACGTAAGGGACGCCTACAACGCTCCTGTAAAAATCACATCAGGGAATAGATGCCCTGATTATAACAGGGAAGTTGGTGGGGCTGACAAGTCCTACCATGTTCGTGGACGTGCTGCTGACATTCAAGTCAAGGGTATTGCTCCAGATGAGATTGCGCAATACTTAGACTGGAAATACCCAGACAAGTTTGGTATTGGTAATTATAAAACATTCACGCATATAGATACGAGGAGTGGCAAAGGCCGCTGGAAGGGTTAATATGATTGCAGGTATTTTAAAGGTGGCCTTAGGCACCGTGGTAAGTATCCTTACTAAAGCAGCATCAAAGGAAGTAATGGAATGGCTACTGTTTTATGTAGCAGACATCATTGTTAAGAGCACTAAAACTCCACATGATGATGCGTTCCTAGCTAAAATCAAAGAGGCGAATGAGAAGGCAGGAAAAGAGTCATGAGTCTAAGTCAGGAGACTATCCGTACAATCATCTGTGTCATTACTCTTGTGGGTGTTGGCGTAGGATCATACGTCAGCAATCAAACTCAAATGGCAAAGATGAGCGCTATCGGAGAAAACCTGACTAACAAGGTAGTTGAATTAGACAAGTACGATATTCTTTTACAAAATAGTATAGATTCCAACAAAGAAAGGATTATTAGGTTGGAAGAAAGGATGAAGATCAACACGAGGGACTATGATAGGTTAATCAACACAATGGATAATCTAGGGAAGAAGCTTGAGTTGTTAGGGAATAAAATTACAGAGATAAAGGTGCGTAAATAATGCCAAAAAAGAAGAACGGTGAAGCTGCCAAAAAGAAGAAGGGTGGTATCTTAGGTAGTGGTCTAGCGGAAGATGCTAGGATGAAGCTTAAAGGTCGTAGGGCTCGATTAGATGAGATTGAGAGGGCTATGATGGGAGCTGGTACAATTACTAAGAAGAAGTGAGGGTAAGGTATGACAATCAGTGATGCTAAAAGGGCTTTCTTCCTAAAGGAACTCTCATTAACAAGCTCGAAGTTAAGTACTAATAAGTTAGCTTCAATCTATTACAAGACTAAATTGGGTGTGATATAATGCCTTTAGAAAGTTTGAATGATTTGGAGTACAGGTATTACAAAGAGGCGCTGGAAGGTACGTTACCGGGGAGTGCGGGGGCTAATGGATTCATTGACTACAATGACACATCAACTTCAACAACCCCAGTGACGTTACTGGCAAATACATGGACAGCTATACCTAATGACGGACTAGGTGCTTTTACTAATAAAGTATATTCACCTAGTGGTGTTACAGAGTTAATGGACACAAGTACGGGCAAGCTAGACACAACCGAACTAGCCCTAGGTTCGACTATACTTATCAGGAATGATTTTACTGTAAACCCAAACACTAACAACACCTTGCTAGAGTTTAGGTACACGCTAGGAGCTGGGGCAGCCTCTTATACACTTGAAAAAATAGTAGGCCGTTTAGATAGTGGCTCAGGTATTAATTACAGGAAGTCTTTAGAACCAGACTTAATATACATGGGGGACTTGAACACAAGAGACAACCCGATAGGCTTGGAGGTGAGGCTAAGTGCTGGAGGTACTTTAGTAAACGCAGGTTCAGTTATTCAGGTAATAAAACAATGACGATAAAAGTGTATAAAGATAGCTCAGCTAACGCTATATTTATAGAGGACTCAAACGGGGCTCAGTTTTTAAACTCTTTACATGCTACAGTTACTGACGACACATGTTCAATAAGTGACACAGCTAAAAGTTTAGATATAACAACAGGTATAGACTTTGCTGAATACGTTGATGAGTCTGGCACACCCTATGGCACTACAGCTGTAGAAACTTGTGACGCTTTAAACGCTATATTTTCTAGCTCTGGTACACCCACTGGGAATATACCTGCAATCACCAGCACGCTTTCTATTTCTAGTGTGAGTGGCTCAGTAGTAAACTATGAGCTTACAGCTGATTATGGTGTAGGTTATGAGTGGGACTTGTCGAATGTTCCGGGGATTACAACTGTTGAAGGCAACCCAAGGAAGTTGATAGGTGGTAGCGGTTTGCCTGTTGGTACTTATAACATCCCAGTAAAGGCCATTAACTACAACGGTGAGGATAGCAAGACAATTGTACTGACAGTAAGTACACCACCCTTTGCTAACACTAAGAGTGTGAAGTTTAATAATAACGATTATTTGCAAGCAAATGCAGGTGTTTTGCAGAATGTTTTAGGACGTACAACTAATGGTACAGGGTCTTCTGATGCTTGGACTATTTCTTTTTGGTTTAAGCCCGGGACATCAACAAATAATTCTCAAACAATTGTTTATTTTGGCAGTCAAGATGTAACAAACCAAGGTTGCATACAAATAAAGTACAACGGGCAAAACAACCAGAAGCGTTTACAAATGCGTTATGGTAGCAGTAATAACAGGCTTAACTTTTCTACAGCCATAAATAGCCTAAGTACAAACAATTGGTACCATATTATGGTAACTTATGACGGGGGTACAACGGGGGCAGGTAGCGGAAGTGTAAACGCTTACTATGGGCGTTTTAATTTCTTTATTGATGGTACATTAGTGAATGGCACTAATGTTAACACAAATAATAACTTTGGTTATACTGGCAGTGTACAACCCCAAAACTTTAGGGTGGGCAGGTTTAACAATGGTCAAACAATGCGTAACAACTGTAAGGTAGATGAACTAGCTATATGGGATAGTGACCAAAGCGCAAACATATCAGATATATACAATAGCGGATCTCCTAGAGATTTAAGCTTAATTAGCTCTGCTCCTGTACATTGGTGGAGGATGGGGGATGGAGATACCTACCCGTTTTTGTTTGACTCTGGTAGTGCAGCCAATTGTACTTTCCAGATGTTAAACATGACGAGTGCAGACATCGTTAATGATGTGCCATAGGAGGTAATATAAGGGGCTTTACGCCCCTTTTCTTTTGTCTAAAATTTATGTTGAACACCAACACTAACTACGTTACCAACGAAGTTAAACTTAAGAGGTCCAGCGTCATAAGACATTACTGGCATAAAGATTATATCACCTATATGACTAGTGATATAACCTTCATAACCATGCACTGCTGCTAAACCTAAACCGAAGTTACCCCACCTATAACCCCAGCCAATTAAATGGCTACGTACAAAGTGAGAGTTAGAGAAAGTGGCTATGGAATACTCATAACCATCTTCATCTGCGTAGGTTAGTTGAACCAACTCATTATCTTCATTATACTCAGGTTTGTCTCTAGACAAATGTTCTGTAAAGAACCCTAAGTTAATTCCAATCTCCGCATGTACACTAGCACAAGCTAGCATTAATAGTAATGTTAAATATTTCATAACCATATCTCCTGTTAGCCTTCGCAGACTACACATTCTTTACTAGCATTAACACCTGCCTTAGTACGCATATAATACAATGATTTAATATGCGGATTTAGGAAGGCTTCTTTATGAACCTCACTGATGTAAGCTTCATCCTCATCTGCGTCAAAGAACAAGTTAATAGATTGAGCTTGGTCAATATACTCTTGCCTTGCAGCAGCTAAACGTACAATAGCTTTCTGATCTACTTCATAAGCAGTACGGAAAACCATTCGGTCAGAATCTGAGAGCCAATCAAGATGCTGAACAGAGCCGTCGTGATCAATAATGTCTTTAACCAACTCCTCATTCCACTTACCCCTCTCCTTAGCAAACTCCATAAACACAGGGTTAACCCTACTAATCTCACCTGCTGATGTTAATTGATTATAGACGTTAGCTACAATCGGTTCAATACCTTGAGAAACACCACCACAAATAAGAGCGCTAGAAGTATTAGGGGCAATAGCCATAGTATGAGTATTACGAACGCCATAACCTTTACACCACTCAGGCTCACCAAACACCTCAGCCATCCATACAGATGCCTCATGAGATTGGTCACTGATAGACTTAAAGATTTGACGATTAAGCATATGCGCTTCAAATGATTCAAAAGCAATCCCCTTCTGTTGAAGGTAGGTATGGAAACCTAATGCCCCTAGCCCTAAGGCCCTACCTTTCTCTGTGAAGCGTACAGAGGATTCTAAACCGGGAATATACTTTCCTAGTTCAATAAACTCCTGAGCTACACAATCTAAGAAAACTGTAGATACAAACACAGCGTCAGTATCTTTCCACTCATCATACTTAGTCAAGTTCATAGAACTTAATACACATGTATAAGTGTTCTCTTCATCACTGAATAAAGCAATCTCAGTACATAGGTTTGAAGCTTTAACAGTTAAACCTTTGTCCTTGTACATCTGTGGTGATGCGTCATTCATCTTATCAATAAAATTAAAGTAACCTTTACCAGTTACAGCTTTAACCTTTAATGCTCGTTGATATCTGTGTACAGCATCTTCATCTCCATGCTGTAATCTTTCAATGAAAGCATTACTAATATTCCAACCAATATTAAGGTCGTCAGGATAGTTCTCAACATAGTCTACTACTTCAAAGAAGTCACCATGGTCAATGGGCAAGTAACCTGCCCAAGCGCCTCTACGAGACGTCCCTTGTGCAACATCACGCATGTCTTGTACGAAATGCTTAATGATTGGTAAGACTCCTGAGGCCTTACCTCCCGTGGAAATCCCCGTACCACGAGGCCGAATATCACCGAGGTAACCACTAGTGCCAAAACCATTCTTGGTAAGCATTGCGGTTTCATGATATGCCTTATAAAATGAATCAATGCTGTCTCCTACGTACTGACCTGAACAACTTACAGGAGTACCTTTATTTGTGCCCATGTTACTGAGGACAGGAGTGCTAAGAGCAAGCCACCCGTTCCACATAACATCAAAAAACCTACTAGCCCAAGCATCAGGATCGTCCGTGTGACGAGCTGCCGTCTTAGCAATACGCTCATACGTGTCCTTGATACCAACTGCTTCATGTAGATATTTCTCTTTAAATAATTGCCAGCCACCAGTGGTGAACCATTCAGGAAGATAACCCTCCTCCTGTAATTGTTTTCTTTCCTCAGATAGATGGTCGTATATCGCTACCATTTAAATCCTTGTTCATTCCAATTCCTATTATAAGAAGAACCCACTCCAGTAAAGAAGTCGTTAAACTGAGGGGCGTTAATGTTCTCATAGAACCAATCAGCTATGATGTTATTATGAATCTCAAAGATTGGATCTAAGTTGAGACGTTCTAGGCATAGATTCACCCTAGACTTAACGAAGGTCTTCATCTGCTCAGCAGTGATACCATCCATCTCACCTTTCTCAAAGATCATATCCACTATGCGGAACTCATGTTCAGCAATAGCCCTAGCAGCCTCTGTAAGCTCCTGTGAGAGGAGTTTGTCATACTCTTGAGTGTATGTACCAGCAGCTATACGTTCGTCCCTTAGACGGCCATACAGCCATGCCCCACCCTCACAGTGAAGGTTCTCATCCCGTACTGAGAAGTTAATACCCCTGACTACGTTCATTAGCTTATTCTTACCCTTAGCTTGGAAGTGCTTAAGGAAGGCAAAGCTACTGTATAGTACAGCTCCTTCAATCATAGAGAACGCCCCGAGACTAAGTAGATCATTTTCCTGTGTAACGATGTTCTCTACAAAGTCCATCCGCTCCTTGAGCATTGGATCATCTACATAAGACATATAGAACTCATCAGTGTTTAACATCAGAGCTTCATTAATCTTATTGTAGAAGGGGGCGTGGACATTCAGTTCAAAGAAGCCAAAGGTGCTGGCCATCCTCTCAATATCAGGACGTGGGAACCGTTTCATAACACGGTTTAACCAATAATCCCTTCCAGCTACCAGCTCATAAAGGGTGAATAGGCGTAGTGTAGTTATAACGCCATGAGCTTCAGCTTCAGACATATTAACACGTATGTCTTGAATGTCCTTCTCTACGTTGATTTCGTCAGCAGTCCAGAAGATGCTGTTCTGGGCGTCAGCATAAGCCAACGCCTCAGGGTAGTCGAAGGTATAACTCTTCTTTGGTGTTTGTAATTGTGTCAAGTAATGTGTACCATCATTACCATTCTGACCTATGATATCTATTCTACTTACCATTATAATGCGTTAGTCGTTAATTGTTTTCGCTTCTCAGGAGCCAGCTCATTATACCGAGTCCTGCCCCAGCCCCCGCAATCCATACATACGAACTTTCTGAACTTGGAGACATTAGTAGTAACATAACCACGGTAATTAATGTGCCTACCCCCGCACTTAGGGCATACAGGTACATCCTGCTCATCCAACACCCCGATGTTAGGGTGGTTTTTAATCCATGGGCGGAGCTTAAGATAAACTTCTTCCAGAGTGAGAACGTCTTGAACATTGTATTCCTTCATCTCCTTCCAAGCTTTATCATTCTGCTTCAGACACTGAAGCCATAACTCAAAGCCGGGGAAGTGTTGGTGTTTAAGTTTAGGTGCACAACCAAGTGCATCAGCGATAAACTCTAGTTTGTTACTAGTGAAACGGAAATGTTTCTTAGCAACAGATAGAGTATCTACAACCTTATAAGGGGAAGGAGGCTTAATACCATGCTCAACTGCTCTAGCATTAATTGTTGGTAGGTCAAACTTATTTGCGTTATGCGCAATAACAATATCTGCTGAATCAAGTAAGTCGATGAGACTTTGAATGAGATCACGATCATCTCCATGTCGGTTTTCTTCGTATAAAACTTTATCAGAACCTAGCCACTTAGCCGCATAAGACATTACATATGTCCTATCCTTAAGCATGTTAAGTCCTACGTTCTGTTTCCATAGCCCCCATACATAAGCAATGTTAGGGGAAGTTTCAATATCAATAGTTAAGATTTTAGCCATTATAATCGTATTCCTTAATCAGTTCTAGGTAGTGGATAGCTTTGTCAATATCTTCAACACCATTCTTAAACAAGTGTCTGGTCACGTACTTGACCACTTGACCTTCAAAGTATTTTAGATTGTTTTTGTAGTTGTACTCGTTAGGCTCAATTCCTAGGTGCTTATAGTGACTACCTCCAACTTGCTTTTCAAGTACACTTTTAGTACGGTCTTCAATAAACTCTCTAAAACCATTACTACCTCTAATATCAGGTGCCTTACTATCAGTAAATTCCACTAAGAGATCATGGGATACGCTATCCTCAATAAGATCTTCAGTGACACTTACGGTATCAACATCTTCCACATCTTCCTCAATACGTTCTAGCTCATTAACATTAGGCATTAAGAGTAGCCCTCACTGCTGCTACACCATTCTCCTCAATCATACGGCCAGTCTCCTTAATACGCACTTTATCATCATTCTCAAAATGGTTTACGTAATTAGTAGACTCAGCCTCTGAGCCTGTATCTTTTAGAATGTTCATCATTACAACGAAACGATTCCAAGCTTGTAGAGCCTTGTTCTCTACATCATTAAACAAACTATAACCTTTGTAACTATTCATTATTCTTCTTCTCCAAGTCACGATAATACTTACGTTGTGCGTTTTCTTCATCAGTCACTTTCTTGTGACACTCACCACATAGCACTTGTAAATTATCTATTTCGCAGAACATACGTTCTATACAACTGTCCCAATTAACCCAGCCCGTCACAGGTACCACAGGTTCTATGTGGTCAACGTGAACATTATTTACTCTCTTTCGAGTCTCTGGGTCTTGTACAGTTTTAGGAACTTCTGCTCCGCATCCATTGCACTTATATATTCCTCGTGCAACTCGTGCTTCTTTTAAACACTCATTGATAGGTGCCCACTTCCTAGTGGCTTGACGCAAGGTAGATTTGATAAAGCTCTTATACCTTGCCTCCGTCCACTGACCTGAGCACCTAGTCTTCTCTCCGCTGGGTCTTGCCAAGCTTCTCCTCCAATTGTCCACAATGGCGTATATACCATCTTAATGCGTTCTTTAAATCAACTACATTCTGCATGTAATTAACCTCTTCTAATGTGGGTAGGTTCTTATACATTATTCCAACCTCTCACTTCATCTTCCTTACGTAGCATCCACAATAAGTTAGCTTGCTCTGTAAAGTATTCTCTGGCGTTCTCAGGGTACTTCTCCTTGTAGAGGTCCATTACCCTTTCCTTACACTCATCTACTGTCTCAGCGTCATACAGAAGCTCGTAGGCAGCCTTAGGCCCCTTACCTTTAACACCGGGGATGTTATCCACAGTATCTCCTGTAATCATCTGTGAGTAGAAGAACTTAAGGCCAACACCTTCAACCTTCTTCTTAGCTTCGTTATAATCTAACCAACCAAGGTCATCAACCCATTGAAACTTAAACTCAGGTTGCTTACCACAAGCCCAACCATAATGATTGCCTTTAGTAATCCTTAAGTCCTTATCCCTAGAGCATATCACACTGTTGTCCAAGTCTTTCATCTGGTCAATAGACATTAGATCATCAGCTTCAATACCATTGGCAATACGCACATCATAGTTTTCAATCATGTAAAGAGTTATATTGTCAAAATGATGTGGTTTCTTACCAGATCTAGTACCTTTATATGGTTTGGTTACAGCTATTTCCTCACGGAAGTTAGGCTTATAAACTATAGGCTCATCACCTAAGAAACGATTACGTCGATTTACCTTGTTTATTAAACCTTCACTAGCTGTAAGATAGAGGACAGGAGGCTCATCTGCTAAGACAGCCTCACATATACCTTGGATTGATTCATTCAGTAGCTTCTCTACGAATTCAAATTCCCTTATCTTGAGTTCACCGTCTTCGACATACTCACCACAGAATCCAATCTCATAGCGAATCACATCAGCATCAATCCGTGGTATCATCTTCCTTAGGTTCCTCTCCGAAGTCTTCATCTTTAACTTTATTTAGGCGTTCTTGTTTAGCTTTAGTACAAGCTTTAAGACGCTTACCATCAATAGTGAAACCACCACGGTTTACATCAATGTGGTCACCCTTCATCCATGCACCAATGAAAAGACGCCTTAACATATAAGGGTCTTTCTCATCAACTGCTACGATAGAATCGCCAGCAACATAGATTACATCATTCTTTTTAACACCATGTTCAACATAAGTTGAATCTAGTACACGGCAGAACTGCCCAACTTCAATAGGTTTTACTGTCATTAACTCTCTTTCCAAAATTAGCAAAATGAATTTCACGGCCATGTTCCCACATAACCTTTAACCCCTCAGCGACTAGGGTTAAGTCGTTATCCTCAACAAGAACATACAAATCTAAACAATTCTGTGAGTACCTAGTTAGAGGATGACCTTTCCATGTTACCAAGTTTCTTCTTCCTCTTGTTCTTCTTCAGGTTCTTCTTTCTTAGGAGCTTCACCACTAAGAGCAGCTTCTAAGTTACTTCCAGCAAACTCTAGGTTTGCCTTAATCTTGTCTTGTAACCATTGTGGTAGGCTACCTAACACTTCTACATCAGGCTCCTCAAGCTCAAACACCTTGTGTGGATTAACCAACTCAGGACATTTAGCTGCTTCCTTAGGTCGCATAGTAGATACGTTAGTGATGTTGGTGTAAACCTTACCCGCAAACTTACCAGTACCTTCCCTATTAGATACAGTCACCATACAAGGAGTGTTAACTAGCCCTAGGAAATCACCATCTAGATCATCATTAGGATCTAAAGCGTTATAACGTTTAGTAGACTTAGCCATATCACTATCTAGATTACGTAAAGGCATAGTCTCAGATAACCAACGTGGCTTATCCTCTTGCTCATTACCTTCTTCATCTAGACAGAATTCATCTACGAATTCGTACGTAATCATAATCTCATGTGCAGGTGGTTTCTCTTCACCTTGGTATGGACGTTGAGCTTGTAAGCCCAAGTCCAAGATTTGAACCACTCGACATGGGTATGTACCCGCTTCAATTGGTTCTTGTTGTGGGCCTTTATTACCACCACCCATTGGTACTTTCTTTGCATTTAATGCCATTATTAATGTATCTCCGCATAATTAGATCCAAATTGTACATCACAATCCAAATCTCTATCTAATTTTAATTTACTATTTACTTTATAGACAGCATTCTTGATTACTTTAGTTGCCCTTTCACGTAAACCTATACGTAATAAGCCAATAATTTCATCATGCATCTGTCCGATTAATGGTAGCTTACTCTTACGAATCTCCTTAACCCATTCGTCAAAACAATAAACACCAGTCCCTTGATTAAGCGTAGAGAATCTATCCTTCTCGTAACGCAATGAATACCAAAACTTACTCACTGGATTGAATAACCATTTCTGACCATTCACAATCTTCACTCTACATGAATCAGCAATAGCCTGTATAGACCAATTCCTTTTCCAATATGTAGTGTGTAATGTCTTACATTCATCTAATGGCATACCAGTATTACGTTCAAGTCCTTGTGGTGTGATACCATAGGTACAAGAATAATTAACCTGCTTAGCGTTATGCCTTATGGAATGAATGCTTTTATCCCCTTGCTTGTAAGCATCTGCTTGATCTTGTGTGATCATACGAGCTAACACACCAATATCAAGATGAGGGTCAAACCCCTCTGTATTCATTTCCCTTACATATTCTGGATCATGTTCCCACATATAGTGTTGTTTAGTGCGGTCTTCAAGACTGCTCATATCACTTCCCACAAGCTCGTAACCATCAGGAGAAGATAAGCAACCCCGTATATCAGGGCCATAAGGCTTATCAACACCGGGAAGGTTAACAACAACCTTGTGCTTAAACCTAAGAGTGTTTGTGAGTCCTTGTATTTGGGCTTGGACATACCCCTCCTCATCAACAGCCTCTAGGAAGCCTTTGAGGATTGATATTCTATGTGTTAACACAGAGAGTCCATCCAATAGTTCCAGAGCTGGTTCCTTGTTATATAATTTTTTGATGCTAGGACAGATACCCTGACCATGCTCTAAATTAATTTGAGGAATAGTTGTGAACTCATTAGTCTCTTTATCACGCTTATATTTAAACGTCTGTGGAATCCAACCTAACGAGGCTAACCAATTCTTAATTTGAACTGTACTGCCCGGATTAGGTTCTTTAAACCCGTCTACATACTCTACCTCACCATCATAATCTTCTGGTAGTCCTTCCTGTTTTAATAGGTCGAACCACTTCTTACCTGTAGCACTAACACTACCATCTTTCTTAAAAGGCTTAGCTGGTTTGGCTTTCACTTTTTTGATTGGTATCTTAGGCATTGCTGCCTCAAGTAAACCAACCTTTACTTCTTTCAAGTTGGATAATCTCTCATGAGCTTCTGTACATTTTTCTACATCAAGCTTCCACTTAAGACGTTCCTGATCTCTAGCACAATCCATTTTGAAGGTTAGGTATTCAATCAACCTCCAAGCCTCTTCTTCACTGCCATATAACTTTAGCAAATACTTCCAACACTTTTGCCAAAGCATCCAATTTATCTTAACATCCTCTTCACAACGATGAATGTATTCTTCTACACTTAACCCTTCCCAATCTGTTACAACTGGCTTAGGTACGCCAAAGTATTCACCCCAAGATTCAAGACCATGTTGAGGCCTATCAGGGAATAAATACCAACTTAACGCTAGTGTATCCACAAGTTTACATTTAACTTCTACACCAAGTAATTTCTCTACAGCAGGTACATCATACCTTTGTATGTTGTGACCTATCAATATTTTATCAGGGTCACTAAAGAACGATTCCATGTTCTCATACTTGTGTGTAGATCTGATACCAGAGGTTGTCTTGACACTTAGGCAATGAATCTTAGTAGGTTTAAGTCCATCGGCTTCTATGTCAAATACAAACTGTTTTATGCGTATAGTCCTCTCATTTTCTTTTTAAACATCCAAATAACATTATCAATACGTGAATTAGATAGGCCTACAATAGCTTCAATCTCACGTGGCTTAGCCCTATCTACAAAATATAAGGTTAATATAGCACGAGTATTAGCATTAGATTCTTCAGCTATATGACCAATAGCTTTATCTAAGAGTTGATCACCCTCATGCGTCATATAGACACCATCAGCAAGCTCCTCATCAAACTCCATACTAACACCACGGTTACGCTCAACCTGTGTAATCTTGTTACATACGTTTTGCAGAATACGATTAATCCAAGCACCAGCACCGGCCTTGTCTGGATTATATGTATCATAATACTCTAAGGCTTTAAGGAAAGCCATTTGCACAGCATCTTCAGCATTATCATGGTCTTTAAGCCTAGCGTAAGCTGTCTTATACAATACATCATAATGCTCGTTATAAGCCTTACCTATTACATCATTACGTTCCATTACATCTCCGCAAAAACTGTTGTCTCAGGGTTCCAGTAAAGATTAGTTTCACCAACCTCACCAAATTCCCTATCATCAAGTAACACAAGTTTCCTAGTATTACGATCTTCTGGACTTAATTCAGGATCTTTATTCCCCTCAAGTCCAAACATATAATTACATGAACGTCCCATAGCCCTAGAGCCTGCAAATTGTGATGTTAACACTTTACCACCACGATCATGACCCGGACCACCTTCTGGATTACGCAAGTGACAGAAGATGAAGATGGCAACATCTAAATCTTTAGCCATAGCTGCTAAGTCCTGAGCTATTTCTTGTAGCTTAGTGTTAGCATCTGCTGCACTCATTCCATTGGTTAAGTTGGTGATTGGATCGAGGAAGATTGCATCAACCCCATTTGCTGCTGCCTCCACGCAATCGGCTTTGAATGTTTCATAGTCTGCGTGTTGGTATAAGTCGAGCATGTAGACCTTACGGCCCAAGATTTTCTTGCCTGCTTCCTCAAAAGCTTCCTCGTCAAACTCTACTGATGGGTCATGGAACTTAGCCTTAGCTATCTTACCAGCTAATAACTTACCTGTCTTCTTGTTAGCTTCCTCTGGCTTAGCCAAAAGAATTTTCCAATCATGTTCTACAACTAAATGACCTGCTAACGCATTAACAACCTCACTCTTACCCATCTTCTGAGCTGCACCAATGTAAATGGTTTCCCCTTTACGAATGCCACGAGTTAAGTCAGTGGTAGTTTTCCAAGGCCATGATACACCAAACTCAGGAGCTTCCTTACAATCTTCCCAAATGTCATCGAGACATACGAGTCTTGTATTCTTGGTCTTGGTATGATCCCACCATACGGCTTTATATGCGGCCTTCTGAACCTTCTTACCTTCCAATAGACACTCATTAGCATCCTTCATAGGTAATGTGGCTACAGTGGCCTCAGGAAACACTTTCATAGCTTCCTGTGTTGCTAATTCCCCAGCTTCATCTCCATCAAAACAGAAGGTAATTTCCTTAAAATGCTTTCTGATTTTCTTGGAGAGTCTTGCTAAGTCCTTACCTGCACTAGCTGCACCATGTGGAAGGCTACAGACAGCCGGTTTCAAGTCTTCAAATCTATCCTCTGTGTAAAGATCAATGATGCGCTTAAGTGCAGGAGCATCAAACTCACCCTCTACAATGATAAGACGTCTAGACCCAGTTTTGATAGCTTGTTGCCACCCAAATAAGTCTACATCACCTTGGTCACCTAAAGACCAGAATCGTTTCCCTTCGAATAGCTTACACTTATAAGCTTGTAATTCCCCATCAACGTAATATGGGAAATAAGCTAGTCTAGGTGTCTTACCATCCTGCTCACTGAGTCCAATCTTAATACCATAGTAATCAAGATAGGCTTCCCTAAGCATTCGGTCACGTAAGTCCATGACAGGGTAGGTTTGGATCTCTTCAATCTCTTCCCTAATCTCTTCCTTACTTTTACCTAGTCGTTCCTTCTCAGGGATGTCATCAATAGATTTAGGTTCACCATATGGATGTTTCACATAAGTGTTACATGAGAAACAAAATCCATCCAGTGTACCATCATCCTTCTCAAACACTTGGAGTCCCTTCCTAGACCCACAAGAATGAGGTAGTTTTTGTATACAATTACTCACTATTAATATAGTCCTCCATTATGTCTCTTAAGGTTAACTCTGCTAGGCAGTAATGCACTGCATAACCTGCAAACACCCACTCACCACGCCATCTATAAACTCCGATATCAACAACCTTGTAGTAATCCTTACCACTCCGTCCTGTATGGGTAGCCCCCTCAGGGATTTTTCTTGAGGTATTCATCCATAATCTCCTCTAAAGATTTAAGTGGAATTATTTCTCTTGGGTTTAAGAATAACCTATCATCGTAACCTGCAATAGAACATGCAACATAACCATCGACATTAAGTCTCTCTACAATAATATCATCATGAATGTTATATACACCTAAATCATCTAGATATTCTTTGACACTTTTAGTAAGTCTGAGCCTATAAGTTCCACCCAACTTAATCTCACGTCTGCGCACCTTCAACCTCCAGATACATTTCCATCAAAACTTCTGTGGGAATTTCCCTATCTAATACACTCTTAACATCTCTAATCCAACTTTCAGAATCCCTATCCCACCAATAGTAGTTTTTAGAAGTTTCCTTGTAGAATAGACCAGACCAACGATGAGTTACACCCTTAGGCTTACCTGACTTTCTCCAAAGTTCAAGAATCTTTTCATTAGTCATTGTAAATCCTCACATAGATGAACGCTAATAGGTATAAAACTACAGAGCCTGCCAATAAACCTAGTATGAATTTAGTTACCATTGGATCCATCATGTCGTTTCCTCAAAAAATTTTCTAGCAAAAATTGTAAGAATCAGCATCTCATTATTAACCTTTATTAAAACCTTGGGTAACGGTTTTCTTTAACTGGCTGATGCTCACTGACATAATTGTCCATAATGATTTCTAAAGGAATTTTAAAACGGTTATGGTCAGTCATGTCAAAATAACGACGTCTCCACCTACCCTCATCAGTTACAAATTCCTCAACCTTATCCCCATCCCATTTCTCAAATAGGTTAACATCATCTATGTCATAACCAACCCCAACAAATATATGGGTGGCTCCTTGAGGTAGTCCATGTTTCTTTATGTAAGCTTTAAGGAAATCTAATCTATCTTCAATCATCATTCAATCTCCATTAATGTATCAGCCCAGTGAATACCATCTGGATTTTCAACTGTGGTTAAATGGATTGCGTTATGATAGTGATATTCAGTAATCCAAGCATCGAACCCTTCCATTGGTTCTTCCTCAAACCCATAAATCTGACCATCTAAATCCATAGCAACATAGTTAACACCATCTGGGAGTACAATAACCGCACCGTAGTAATCAATAATGCGTTGTGTTTGTTTAATTTGTAACATAGGTTGAGGCTCCTCCCAACAATTCATAAAGGTTTTAACGTGTTTGATAATCTTATTTAAATATACTGAGCCCTTGTCCCAAGCCCAGCCATTATTGTAAGCACTCACCATAGCCCTCCAGTTGGGGGTGTGACGCTTCCAATATAATAATTCTTCTAATGCTAGTTCCATACTTAGCTTATCATCTAGTATAAGCTTCTCAGCTAGCTTGAGCTTCTTGTAATAGCCTGTAGTCCCTGTCCTACTAGCGGCAGTCTTTAAGTTATTCTGCATAACTCCATAGTCCCTACTCTCAAAGGACATTCGGAATTTACCTGCTGTACTCTCTTCCATGGCTATTGCCATCATAGTATAACCTAGGTTATGTTCCTTACCCATTTGATAGGCTTTGTTTAAAACTCTCACCTGACTATCGTCTAGGTTGTAACATTGACTAGCATTAACAGTCAGGCTCATTAATGTTAGCATTATAATATATACATATTTCATGTTTAGTCCCCTAAGTATTCGTCCATTACTTCTTCTAGTGTTTTAATACGTATTACATCAGTATAATGACCATCCATTAGTTCAGCATCCCTAACTATGGAATTTACCCAAATGATGCTATTAGTGGTTGTAACAAGAACCATATCTCCTACAACCTTATAGTAGAGTCTTGAACTGGTATGATAGTGGGTGGCCCCTTCAGGGGCTCCCTCCCTAATCTCACTCATTGAATGCATCAATGTATTTCTCCAAGGTTGTACCCATTAGTCCCGGTGCTGTATTAATCTCTAACACATAAGGCATGTGTTGCTTCTCATTATACACTACATCCACTGCACCAAAGTCTAAACCACAGGCTTTAACAGCTAGTACAGCGTAATGAGCCACTAATGGGGGCATTGGTTGACCATCGTTACGAGCAAAGATGAAACCACCATCAAGGTTACGAACCTTCCAATTAACTTCATCATCAGGTACGTCACGTACACGTGCCTTACGTTGAATATCAATTGGTTGATCTTTGAAAACATGTACACGATATTCTTCTTTCTTAGGGATGTATTTAGTGTACAGTTTTGCGTTACCAAGTTCACCCTCTGGTTCAGTAATTACAATACCCTCTCCAGAGTTACCAGTAAGTTTGTGACGTTCAACTACAGTCTTACCCTCATCTAACCATTCCTGAGCTACAACTTTGTCTGTAGTCCAATCTGGGTAGCTTAGAAGCTGTACTGGTTCGTTACGTTCCATTAACGCTTCATTGTATTGCTCTAGGTGATTGAAGAAGTTCAACTTATTAGAGACTAATGCAACCTTAGTTGGATTGTTAAGGACATTACATTTCAACACTTCATCAGGGAGTTTTGAAGCTCCCCAATTAATGACAGTTTTAGTACCACGTCCCTTGAACTTAGAGTTCTTATGCTTAATACGCTTAGCACCAAGAGCTTCAGCTAAAGCTTTACCACTCTTACTGCCAAATTTATACGGATAGACTAACATTATGTTTCTCCAAGTATTGATCCATTATAGCTTCTAAATTACAAGGGGTTGCTTTATATCGTTCAACTGCTTTATTAAGTTCCGTACCTAATTCCCTCCATATACCCTCACCCCTAACTGCATATAAGCAGTTATCCCGAGAACTACCTAGTCTCAGGTAGAACTTGGAATTTTGATAAGAAAATTCATACTCAGCACCATCTGGAATATCATTATCCAACTTGAATCCTCCTATTACGGTACATTTCAATAATTGCTTGTGGATCAATGTTTGGATGATCAGCAATCATACGTTGAATTGCATCAGGAATCTCTACATCATCAACCTTAACCTTCTTACCCCAGCGTTGACTAAACGCTAGGTCTTGAGCACTACGCATACCACGCTTAAGTTTAGACTGCCAATCATCTAAGTCCATTAGCTTATCAGCGTAACGTGGTAGATGTTTAGTTAGGAACTCTACAGGGTTAAAGTCAGAATAACCTGACAGGATATCAGAAGGGCATTCATATTCCTTGGATAGTTCCTTAAGCTCATGCAGAGTCTCAGCCCAGTCACCTATTTCATTGATGTCTTTAGGTGTACGGAATGAACGGAACTCTACACTACCATACTTAGGAATGGCAGCTAAGTTAATACCAGAATAACGAATGTTGTTGTGATCTAGATAACCAATGTCTTCAGTCTTAAAGAACTGAGCAGCTTGGTAAATCATATACTCAGCTTCACAACCCTTAAGACAGAATAGGTTAGACTGACGACCTTCCCCACATACTTCCAGTAATAGGTCTTCTAATACTAGATATAGGGTTACAAAGTTGGCAACATCCAGCACTGACATATCTTGTACATTGATATGCACATGTACACCAGCTCGTACTGAAGGTTTTAACTTAGATCCATGTTCCTTGAAACTAGATTTGAGTCCCTTCAACGCATCATATAAATTACCCACCTTAATGGGCTTACGTAATACATACTCTGCGTTGTCGGGACCACCTAGGGAGCCATCCATTTCAACCTTCCAATACTTACTACCTTCCTTAGGTAGTTGAAGGCCTTCCATTTCCACTTCGATACCTAAGTCCCCTTGGACATCAGCACCATGGATAAAATCTTTAATTGCTTTCATCAATAGCTTCTCCCAGAGCTTCGATTAAGTTGGAGAATTGGAATGATTCATTATCAACGAGCTTCCAATCACCACCCTCTGTATCCATTGTTCCAGCTTTACCATACCATTTGTACAGTAAATCTACACGGCGACGTCGGTGGTCATAACTCACAGCCCAATGACGATGGAACGCTACAGGGATACCATCTTCCATAGAATCCGCAATAGCATCTTCTAAGGTTGGATAGCGTCCACGAATAGCACGATAGATTAACTTGTCTGTAATCTCTATAGCACCACCCATTAGAATCTTAAGGTTGTTACGACGTAAACCTTGACGCCAATCATCACGTTTAGGGCAACGTGCAAGGTAAATAACTTTACCCTTTGTGTTAACCATACCTAGTTCAGGGGAACTTAAATCAAGCTCACTAAATTCACACATACGATCACGACGGGTGATTACAGTTTCACAATGTACTGTACCATCATTCTCAATGTGCTTAATCATCACAGGGTGATCCCCACGACGTACAATTGTCCCGTTTAGACGGGTGTTAGCATAACGATAGTCATTACCGTACATTTTATTTCCCTACTGGTGGTAGTTCATAGCCCCAAACCTTCGTTACATATGGAAGGTATTTAGGATCTGGTACTTTATCTTCCAAGTATTGATGCTTACCATTATATAAGTCTTGGATAGCCTTATTAACAGTACGATAAACCCAAGCAACTAGCTTAGGATCTTTTAACCATGCGTTAGATAGTACACGATACTCAACACCATAAGGCTTAGGACGGAATGCACCCCAATCCCCATAAAGCTTACGACGTTTCTCATCTCTATCATACACAGTTGATAGCATACCTAAAGACCAATCCAGTTGCTTAATAACTGTGATACACGCCTCTAGATGCTCTGGGTGTGTAATATCCACACCATCTGTCCACCCAATATGAATGTGACCTGCACCTGTACGGAAATCAGCGTCACCATTCGGACGAGGATTCTCTTTACCCTCGTTCCAAGCATTAAAGTCTGGATCACATCCAAGTTCTAGAGCTTCCTCTGGTTGAGTAGCCATATACTCTTTACCAAATGTAGCTGTAGGTACTGGATGTAAGTCATGGTCAGGGACCATCTTATCAAGAATACCCATAACAGTTTTAATGTTACGTTTAAACTCTTTCTCACTTTCCGCTGGGTCAATATTAAATTCTAATGCCATGCCATCTACCTGCACAGCACCACGCTTAACCTTAAACGGCTCATCCTTTGTACCCTGCACCAATCCATGTGCAGATACAAACTTACCACCCTGTTGTACAAATACTTCTGGGTCGGCTCCAATCTTCAATGCTATTTCTTTCACTTAAGTCACCCTTCTAAGTAGTTTAATACATCTTCCGTTCCAGCACAGTGAGGGCATATGAATTCAGATGGACTAATCCATACAATCTCATCCCTCTCTTCCCATTGTGCTATGTCAGAACACCATGCGCAACCATGTTTAGTTGCAAATGCAAATTCTAAGCGATCGAGCTTGACATTATCAAATCCTAATGCAAACTCTTTTGACGCTTTTTTTCTTCATCAGATTCCTCCAATACAATATGAACTGTACGAGGATCCACTACAATATAACCACGTTGACGTGCACTATAAGATCGTACTACAGCGGAATAAGTGTGATCACTATCCACCATATCATTAATCTTATCAGTCAACTCCTCGAAGAAATACCTCACCTCAATAGGAGAGTCTTCCATAGAGCAATCTAAGAATTCCATTCCGCAAGACTGATCCTCGTCCAAGCCATCCACTCGGAATTGAATCGTCTTGCCCTGCCACTTTGCAAGTTCGTCTCGCTTAGTAGTAATAGGTGTGACGTTATTTTGCTTCTTTACAGGAGGCGTCTGCTTACGTGCAATAATAGGCTTACGATATTGTTCTAACTCACGTACAACAACACCCTCACCAATTGGCTTATAGTTGTAAGAACCTTTAAGCTCCACAGGAATTGAGAATAATGTCCCCGGCTTAAGCTCTAAGATGTTTTGAATCTTAACATCATGCTTAGCAGCAGCTACAGTTAACATCCAATCCTCTGAGGCCCAGAAGATAGACTTACGATCTTGTGCATAACAGAAGTATAAAGGACGTTCCTCATTACGTGTGAGGTTTAGTGTACCTTGATCCTCGTCATACCATACTAATGCAAATGCACCATCAAGATTCTTGATAGTATCATCCACACCATTACGTGCCATGTGATAGTAAATGTTCTCACTATCCACTTCAAAGTATTCAGCATCATCCAGTAGATGGTTACGTGAAGGCTTCAGTGTACCATTATGTACGCCGAAGATGTTACCATGGTTGAATGGATGAGCATTGGCATGATTAATACCACCTTGCGTAGCCCAACGGTTATGACCAATGATTACATTGTAACAGCCAGCCCAGAACTTATCCCATCCCTTGTATTCAGCTACTTCCCAAGGAGTACCCATCTTCTTAAAGATTTCAGTTTGACCTGACGTCTTAGCTCCAAACAAGCCAGTTGAATGAGGGCCACGTACAGTGTCCAGTTGGAGAAGGGTTTTAACCATCTTCTCTTCTCTAAAAGTTAAGGCACCTGCTGCGCCCACAATTCCACAGATAATAGTTCCTTACGTAGCCAACGGCTACTGTTGATATTTACTAATGATATACTCTACCCGTTTATATTTAATCCCTAAAGTTTCCCCTATCTTTTTGTAACAGTATTCTTTAGATCTTAGGTTAAGTACGTTTTCAATCTCTTCCTCACTTACATGACCATGTGTCCTACCCCTATTACGACGATCTGCCATGTTAGATGTAGGGTCACCTGCAATCAAGTGGTCAGGATTTATACATTTCGGATTATCACAAGTATGCCTGACTACAGGTGGATAATATCCATTGAAGTGATGGAATACTTCCCTGTGAACCTTACCATTGGCATTGCCATTTACAAGAGCCCTTGGGTAACCATCCGTATTAAGACACCTAGTCCAAACTAGGCACTCCCCGATTGGCTCTGTGTGTTCCAACCACTTACACATATTAGCTCCTCAGCTATTAATCGAAAAGGCCACCGCCACCAAAGATGTCACCCACTATACTAGATGCAATGGATGTAACTGGATCAGCCCCTAAGGCCATACCAGTGACAGAGCCCAGAATGGCACTATCTGTTAAAGCAGCCACACCCCCACCAATAATGGCAGCAATAAGCTCATCTTCACTACGATCAGAATGTTTACGTTTTAGTCGTTCCAATAGACGACGTTCTTCATATGTTAAACCACGTGGCATGATAGCCTCCTGTGTTGTTAATAAATTGGCACCCTACACTGGAATCGAACCAGCAACCTTTCCCTTAGGAGGGGAACGCTCTATCCTATTGAGCTAGTAGGGCTTTAATCTTAGTAGAAGCTTCCTCAGCTTCATCATACGTCTTAAAGCAATTACCTTGCTCAATCATCAGTGAGGCAGCTAAAGACTCATCGTAAATGCGTCTATCAACCTTGCCAGTGGGAGCTACAAAAAAGTACATGTCCCCGGCCTTTGGTTTCCATTTCTTCTTCCTTAAGACTAAGTGTTCATGCTTAAGGGAGCCCTCACACTTCTTGACGGTATTAAATGAAGTTAAATATAATTCTCCCACTTTAGGCTTAAAATACCCACCAGGCATATATTCAACACCACCATCAACTATAATTACAGCCATAAAATTTTCTCCCAAAAATCTAGCTAATCAGCATCCCTAAACTTAAACCCACGTTTAATCTGTCTGTATGAGCCTATAAGACCTATTTGATATAAAGCCATACCAACACATACCCATGAGCTAGTAATCATCACACAGGCGATTACACGAGCTTCTAGGGCTATCCCCTTCTTAGATAGGGTGTGTGCCATCAGCATGGATGACACAATCACACCTAACAGGTAGTAATCAGCCCACCCCCAAGTACTTCTCAAGAAGAGTGAAGTAATACTGACGACATTGAGGAAAGCCATTAAACTCAGGATGCGGTTGGAAACACAGACAGTTGGTCTTCTCATAGTACACCACCTCTATATCATCAACCATATATTCCTGTAAGTCCTTAACGGTTTTGATATACACTTGTTTAGTTGTTGCTTCATTAGCAATAGCAATCACCTCAGCATCTTCACTAGGAATCATCATCTGGTGGTGTGTACTACTAACACGAATGGTAGCCCCACTATTCTTATCAATAGCGTAATGACCAGCATGTACCCCATGGTTGTCACAATGCTGAACCATTGTACCGCCATTAGATACATTAAGGAACTGACCCCCTCGACATATACCAGCCATAGGTATGTTATGACGCTTACCTAGTTCAAAGAACTGCGCATCTACTGTGTCAACTAGTGTATTGAAGCTGGTAGTAGGGTGTACCTTGTGATGGTATAGGGCTGGGTTAACATCAGCACCACCAATGAACTGGATCAAGTCAGCTTCACTAACAGACTGGACAACCTCCCAACCAGCTTCCTCAAACATCTTATGGTATTGACTACCTTCATTAGCTTGAGCAATGAAAACCTTAGGCATAAATAAATTCCTCTTCGATTTGCTTAGCGAAGATAATCATAGCCTTGATAGCTAAGTCATATTCCCATAAGTGTTTAGGTTTAGTAACCCTTTCAGGACGCTTGAATGGGTTAAGACATTCTGCCTTAGCCTTCTCAATACCTAGTATTTCCTTGGGTCTGAAGTTTTCCTTAATGTAGTTACATAATTCATTATCACTCTGACTACCCCAAGTCTCAAAGATTCGGAAGGAAGAGGTGTAATCAGGATTGTTCCAGTAGTTCTGGTTAGCTTGACAGTTACCATCATACATGCGTTTCAATGCTTTCTTATTGAAATACATTGGGTCCATACAAGTATGGTTAGTACCTGAATCAAGGAAGTCTACGGTACCCTCACGGAAGTTACCACCACGCATCATGATACCAAGGACGAAGGCCAGCTTAGGATTAACACCACCATCCACTAAATCATTACATGCCCACATGGTATTATGATATTCAGTTGGGATACGGCAAGCTTGCATAGCTTGAATAAGCATGTTCGAAGGGACATCAGTACGAGCTACGATAAAGCGTGTAGATACAGCTTCCTCTCCACTCTTAGTGATGAATACGTCAGCCCACACAGAGTCATTGAACAACATATCATAGTATTTAACTAGATCTTTATGATGTTTCTTACGCAACTCAACGGTTTGTAGCGCACCATTGTATTGAATGCGGTTGATGAAGAACTTATTCCCCTTACCTACACGACTACTTCCAGCGAAGCAGTGAGTATGGGGACATTTGGTATACTCCCCATGCTTATTCACTACCCCCCATACTGAGTTAGTAGTGTCAGAGTAGTCACTGGTAGTAATACCTTCGATGACATTATTAATCTGACTGATTGATTTAAATATCTCAGGCGAGAACATTCCCCATCTCCTTTATGCTAGTAATGGTTGCCCCTTTCAGTGAGGGACGATGATTGATATTAGTTGATGCGTTGATGGTAGCTCCTAAGAAGCTTAATGCCTCAGTCTCCCTCATCACTGCGTTACCATTAAGGTTATATTGTACTAAATACTTCTTGTAAGTGGGCATAGAAGCTCCTGTATGGCTCTCTGAGCCACGTTCTCAGTTAACCTATAGTAAGACCATACTTACGAGCATACTCGTCTTGTAGAGCCTTACATTCTTTCTTCGTTCCACGAGTATCAATCAAGATACCATTACACATTAACATCCAGCTAACTCTAGCTGGACTACGCTCTACTGTTAACATCTGCTACCACCTTACGCCATTCATGATGTAATGTTTCCCAGTATTCAAAATCACTCTTACCCTGATTACTGTCCCAACCAAACGCATATAGGATAAAATTCTTAGCCCTAGCTGACGCATCAGTACCATAGTAAGCACCCCTAGGCCCTTGTAAACCTTCAAGGTATGGTATTAACGCATCATTCATCTCAAGAAATATCTTAAATAACGCTACCCAATCTTTATGTTTCATTTTATTTCACCTAATTTAGGGGTCTTTTCCTAATAACTTGTATATATTATAGTATTTATAATAATTACTAGAAGTTAATAAGAATATTAAGTAGTATATAAGAAGTAATAAGAATAAGAAAAGAGTGAGTGGAGGCGGAGACGTAACGAACCTTTTCCCTACTATGGAGTTTCTAATAACCCTGCTAAAGTTTGTAACCATTCTCTTTCAACATCTATCCAACCATCAAACCCACCAACAGCCCTACCATTAGCCACTTGATCTTCATGCCAATATATTGCTTGATCAACCCAACATCTAGGAGCCTGATTAAGGAATAGCAAATCCCCTTTTAAATTCACATCATTGCAATAATTCTTTCTTGCGTTAAGATATCTCCCCTTAATACTATTCATCTCTAAGAATAAGTAGAATATCTCTTTAATCTCTTCATTACTCATGTCAATCCCCTAGGATATATAACAAAACACCCTCTAGAAGCTCCTGTATGGCCCTGTGAGGGTGTTTCAGTATGTAACCTAAGCTACCCTACCACTAAAGCATTTCCTTAGCTTCTGTGGCTTCCACTTTCACACCGTGTCCGTCACTGATATGTTTGTTAAACTTCTTAGTTAGACGTACAATACTACGAGCTAGACGCAATACACAGTAGCCTACGATAGCACCCACTGTAATGGCAGGTAGGAATTTGTAAGCTGTTAGGCCTAACATGAATATTACTAGGTAGATTACTAGCTCCTTTAGTGTATCGAAGGGATCCCATACCTCCTCTGCCTTAAAAATAGGGTGATCATTCCCCTTTTCAATAAGCTCTAAGAGTAGGTCAAGACTGATATCAGGGTGTCGTTTTAAAAAGTCCCTTAACTTATCCAGCTGATACTCATAATATACGCTTATAGTCTTACCCTGATGCTCAACCTTGTGGTCCGCATCATCTCTCCCTATTTGATAGTTTTTACAGTAAACCTTCAGGTTTATAGCTTCGTCTGATTTAATACTATGTGTTTTAGTCTCACCAAAAGGCTCATTGTCCATTAACTTGTGGAAGAACGTCGAAACATAGCGTTTATACGGTCCACTTTCCCCTTCATCCACGTATGAAACCGCCCCAACACGTATGATATCAAGCACATAAGCACTAATGATACATAATGCGACAAATACAGGGAGGATAATAGGATAGTAAGAGCCAAAATAGCCCATAAACTGACTGATATTAATCGTTTCCATTTCATTTCGTCCTCGAAATTATTTTCTAATAAAAAAGAAGGCAGCCAGCATCCCATTACTTGAGGCATGTACTTGAGGTACATTCATGGAAATTGAATTGACCATGGGACACTGGCTGCCAAACACACACAAACAAATCGAAAGGTATTGTTCTTTACGCTCCAAGGAATTGTTTCACCTTAGATATATTAGTTTCCTACTAATGGGTTGAATATAAGAAGGCCTAGCATATACAAGCCTAGGCCATAGGTTAATACAATTGACATCACTCTAACATCCTTTCTATATGTGTGTTACGTTCGATCATCTTGAACTTCACGCCCATAGCTTCACCGTAACACACAATACCTAGTAACACTGTCACTACCAGTAGAGTGTAGCGCATTACGCCACCTCTTGACCAGCTGCTAGGTCAGCCTCTAGATGTTCAATCAAAGCTTCGTCTTGATTGGCTGGCTCTTCTTCGACTACAATCATAGCATCATAGTTCACTGCATTAAGAAGGGCTTGCATGGTAGCATCATTCACATTTAAGGACACAAGTTCCTTGTCCTGTTCAGTCATAACTTCCATGTCCTTTTCAATCTTAGCCTTACGCTTAAGAAGCTTAGTGATTTCCTGCTCAAGATTAAATCCCTTGAATGGGTTAGCTTTCTTAAGATCGTACCACATGGTAGCTTTAGCCTCATCAAAGCAAGCCTTGATGTAGTCTTTACCCTTCCAACCACCAAAGGCAGTGCCCTCTTCATTGATAGTTAAGCCACCGAACTTGACGAAGAACTCAACCAAGCTATCACGCTTAACACCATGACCAGCCCCTTCAATCAGGTCATTGGCCTTAGTGTAGTCACCATGTTGATACGCATGATGTAATACAGCAACTGCTGCCTGTTGAATCTTAGTACGCATGGTACCTGCTGCCTTAACAGCAGAGTTAATTAAGTTATCTAGCTCTTGAGTGTTCTTTGGTAAAGTGTATTTGATAGACATAGTATGTCCCTCTTGGTTAGTTTAGATTTTAATTACAAGTGTTACATTTCATTACAAGTGATGTGCACTCAACGAATGCACATTAGTTGTATGACTTAGTATTCCTCAGCGCCCTAAGTCAAGGCGCTTATCAGTGCTGATACATGCTACTTCGTATTGTTCTTAGCTTAGAGGTAATAACGTTGCCGCTTTCACTCTCCACCCAAACTCAGCCCACATGCCAATCGTGCCCACTGATAGACACTACTTTACATATGATTCTAGATAATATATCACCTGATCATACGCCTTTATATTGTCTATCACTGGGGAATGCAAACCTAAAGGGAGGTCTATTATACAGAGTAGTTAGTAAACTAACTAGGGTGTAAGCCTGCTTTGTTATAGTGTAGCTGCACTGTGTAGTGACATATTATCCTAGAAGGTAGGCTATGTCAAGCCCTGTTGTTTACGTTGTTAACGAGTCGTAAGCTCATGGTTGCTAACTTTAGCAGCTAAGCCACCTCATGTCAAGTGTCTGTGATGTGGGTCGTATACACATACTTAGGGGACCATTCCCTTAGACTAAGGACTAGCAGCTATGCCGCATAACATCCTAATGACTTGGTAGCAAGTATACATGATACTTAAGCTATGTCAACAACCTATTTGTTTAAGAGCTAACTAAGGGCTTGCCTTAGCTATGGTTGTAACTATAGGGAACTATGCCGCTATTGTCAACACTTATTTGTAAATAAATATAAATGAATTAGCCATATAATGAAGGAAGACTATGCGTATAACATATTAAGGGGACTAATGGAAGGGACTAAACAGGACAATAAGTATATATTAAAGGGTATGCCTAGGAAACTATAGAAGCACTCGCAAAGCGTAGACTATACCAAGCCCTACCACTCGCCTGGAAGGCGCATAGACACTGGGTTTGTGTGTTTTGTGGATGTGGTGAGGTGTAGGGAAAGACATTACACCTCGTCGAAGACGCCAATACAACTAGGGGGGAGGCAGG